ATCCTGATTGCCGGACTGCACCGGCTGGAAGCGGCAAAGCTGCTTGGCTGGGCGGAAATCGAGTGCAATGTCAGCAGCCTGGAGGGTTTACAGGCGGAACTTGCCGAGATAGACGAGAACTTTGTGCGGGCCGATTTGGAAACTCTGGAGTTTGGAAAGCTGCTTCTGCGGCGCAAGGAAATCTATGAAATGCTCAATCCATATGCAAAAAACGGCGGCGACCGGAAAAGCGAAAAAATCAGATGTGCAAAATGCACATCTGATTTTTCCAAATCTTTTGTGGATGACACAGCAGAAAAGTTAGGAGTTGCCCCAAGTACCGTCAGGCGGCAAATTCAAACCGCAAAAAACCTGACAGAAGAAGCAAAAGATATTATCCAGAAGTCGGGAAGCAAAATCACAAAGCAGAACGCCTTGAAATTATCCCGTCTAAAACCGGAATATCAAGGACAGGCAGCAGATGAATTGGCCGCCGGAAAAATTAAGTCTGTTGATGAATTTCAGCCGGCAGAACTTTACAGACAACCTGAACCGATGCAGGAGGCTGAACAGCGGGGACACGGAATTATACAGCAGGCGGCTGAGGAAATCAAACCAGAAGATAAAATTCAGCCATTGGCACCTCCCAGGCAGACCAAACCGGCGCAGGAGCCGGAACACCCCTCTGAGCCGGTCATGGAAGCGCCGCCCACTGTCCCCTATTCGCTGGGCGACAAGCACTATGACACCCTGGAGGAATCCATAGCCGACCTGAAAAATCCCGACAAGGATTGCAGCTACACGCCGGATACGCTCCTGGCAGACATTGACGGCTTTGTGCAGACCTTTCATAAAGGCTTCGCGTGGTATCACGACCCCTTTTGTACTATCGTGTTCCCCCACATCTCCAAAGTGCAGTTTGAGTTTGTCCGGCAGCGTTTTGAAAGCATTTCTTCCGCAATGGCGGACTTATTAAATCAAATGGAAAGGACAATAAATGTATGAGCAGTTATCGAAAAAAACGCCGTCCGCCCGGTACGGAGCGCACGGAACAGCAGAACCTTTTAACAGAAACACAGTATGCGAACCCCGGCGTACAGCGCGACTTATCCAGCAACCAGCTTACTTCCGGCCTGCCCTACCAGCGGCCCGTGGAGCCGGAGGACGTTGACCGCCTGATCGCCAAGTGGGACGACCGCCTGCTGACCCCTCTGGTAGTCAGCTTCCGGGACGGCAAATTTAACGTGGTGGACGGGCAGCACCGGATCGCCGCCATGCGGAAGATGGCAGACGGCGGCAATGTAACCGTCCCCTGCCTGATTTACACCGGTTTGAGTTACGAGCAGGAAGCCGAACTGTATTTCAAGCTGGATCAGTCCAAAGGCCGGCTGCGGCTCTCCCACGCCACAAAAGCCCTGCTGGAGTCCGGCACGGATGCCGAGGTGCTGGAAATCAAGCGGCTTGTGGAGGCGGCGGGTTTTGTGTGGGTGCTGGATAAGAAAAGCGGCGACGCTTATGAAATCCTCTCTACCCGCGCCATCATCAACGCCTACCGGCTGCTGGGCGGAGCGGCTTTTTCCCGCCTGCTGGTATTACTGGACAGCACATGGCACGGCGCGTCCATCTCCCTCCGTGCGTCTATGCTCTCCGGCATGGCGCTGTTTCTGAAAACCTATGAAACCGAACTGGACGACCGCTCTTTCATCAAGCGGCTGTCTGCGGTTGACCCGGAGGAAATCATCCGGCGCGGCAAGATGGACTTCTCCACCAATAAAGCCGCCCTCCGGTTCGCCCGCGTCATTCTGGAAAAGTATAACACCCAGCAGCGCGGCGGGCGCAAGCTGCCCTACCGCTTCAAGGGCTGATGGGAAAACGTACATAGGAGCCGCAGACTACCCCGTCTGCGGCCCTTTTCATTCATAGAGGAGGAGCAAACCATGACGATGCAGGACACAGCAAACAACCAGCCCGATACTGCTCTGGTCGATATTCGTGACATATCCGTGGATCAGAGCCTGCCCAGAGAGGAACGGGTGGCAGAATTTCTCCGGCAGATTAAAAACCCCTGCCATTTCAAGTGTGGCAAGTTTACCGTCCGGGCACAGTTTGCGGAAAACGGCGTATCTTTGGAGGACTGCCTGAAACAAGTTTTAATTTAGCGCTTTAACGTGTTGACTTCCCCGCCTGCCTGTGCTATACTGACAGTGGAAAAAGAATTGCATCAGGTAAATCCGAATCACTCTTTGATTTATGGGGAAAGTCCGTAAATTTCAAAGGAGTGATTTTTTTATGGCAAAATACGATGCAACGGCATACCTGCGGCTTTCCTATACGGCTGACCAGAGCGAGGAAAGCGACAGCATTACCAACCAGAAAAAACTGGTGGAGGACTTTGTAGCCGCCCACCCTGACATTACGCTGGTAAACGAGCGAGTGGACGACGGTTACAGCGGCGTTCTGTTCGACCGGCCCGCATTTCAGGAAATGATGCAGGACATCACCCAGGGAACCATTAACTGCGTGATTGTCAAAGACCTGTCCCGCCTGGGGCGTGAATACATCGAAACCGGGCGTTACCTGCGCCAGATTTTCCCCGCCTACGGGGTACGGTTTATCGCCATCAACGACGGCATTGACACCGCCAATGAGCATAATGGCGACGATTTGAACATTTCCCTGAAAAACCTTTTGAACGACACCTATTGTCGTGACATTTCGGTGAAAACGCGCAGCGCTTTACTGAGCAAGCGCAAAAACGGGGAATATGTGGGAGCCTGCCCGGTGTACGGCTACCGGAAAGACCAGGAAAACAAAAACCAGCTTGTAATTGACGAGGACACGGCGCGGGTCGTGCGGGACATTTTCCGTCGCCGCATTGACGGGGCCAGCGCCAAACGGATCGCGGACGAACTGAACCGGCTGGGCATTCCCTCCCCGCTGGCCTATAAAATCAGCCGGGGCCTGCCACATCCGAAAAAGGGCTATGCGGACAGCCAGAAAGCAAAATGGTCGGCCCATGCCATCCTGCGTATCTTGCAGGAGGAAACCTATACTGGCGTCCTGCTGCAAGGCAAACAAAGCACTCATAACCACAAAATCAAGGACATCATTGAAAAGCCTGCCGAAGAATGGATACGCACCGAAAACGCCCATGCCCCGATTATCCGCAAGCAGGACTTTGAACTGGTGCAGAAAATCATGGGGCTGGACACCCGGACAGCGCCGGACGGGGATGCGGTTTATCTGTTTTCCGGCATCTTAATCTGTCGCTCCTGCGGCGGACGTATGACGCGAAAAACCAATACCGTCAAGGGTAAAAAGTATATTTATTATCACTGTCCCACCGGAAAAAAGCACGGCTGCGAACACCCTACCATGTTGCGGGAGGATGAACTGACCGCCTGCGTCCTGGAAAGCCTGCAAGCCCATATCCGCAACGTGGTATCGCTGGAAAAGCTGTTGGACAGCATCAGTGAGGAACAGATCAATCAGGAACTGATTGCCGGTTTCAAATCGCAGATTGCGGAAAATGAGGTACAGCTTGAAAAGGCTATGCAGTTTAAAGCGGCTTTGTATGAAAACTTCGTCAGCGGCTTTCTTGACAAAAAGGAATACCGCGACCTGAAAAACCAGTATACCGCACAGATAGAACAGCGGCGGGAAGCCATTGAAAACCTGCGGAAAGAAATGGAGCAGGCCAGCGCCAACACCAATGACCGGCTGCGCTGGACACAGCATTTCAAGGAGTTTTCCACCATGACATCCCTGGACAGACGGGCCGTTATCACCCTGATCCAGTGTATCCATGTGGAGGGCAAGAACGATCTGAAAATCACATTCCGTTACCAGCTTGAATACCAGCAGGCAAAGGCAAGGCTGGAAACCACAAAGGAGGCGGTTTAATATGGCAAGGAAAAGCAGGAAAAACCCCATTGTGCAGGAAAAGCCCGCCCATGTGGGGATGAAAGTCTGGAAAGCGGCCCTCTATATCCGTTTGTCCGTGGAATTTAACGGCAGGCGCGGCGATTCGCTGGAAACCCAGCAGCAGATCATGGAAGCCTATCTTGCCCTGTGCCCGGATATTGAAATCGTGGCGGTTTACACCGACAACGGCACAACGGGGCGCACCTTTGAGCGCGAAGCCTTTCAGCGGATGCTGGACGATGTGGAGCGCGGCAGAATCAACTGCGTGGTCGTCAAAGACCTTTCCCGGCTGGGGCGGAACGCGATTGACAGCGGCTACTATATCGAAAAGTATTTCCCGCTGCATCAGGTTCGGTTTATTGCAGTCAACGACCAGTTTGACAGCGAAAACAAGGAAAACAGCGGCAGCCATCTGATTGTGCCCCTGAAAAATATGATAAATGAAGCTTATGCCGCCGACATCAGCAAAAAGGTAAAAGCCCAGCAGCGGCAGGCGATGCAGGACGGGGAGTTTGTGGGGGCGCGTCCGCCCTTTGGCTATAAAAAAGCGCCGGATAACTGCCACAAGCTGCTTGTCAATGAAGATACCGCCCCCATCGTCCGGCAGATTTTCCAGTGGACGGTTGACGGCATATCGCTCAATGAGGTGGTAAAACGGCTCAATCAAAGCGGCTATCCTACGCCCGGTCACTATCTGGCTCAAACCGGCCTGATTACCAATAAGCGGCTCATGGGCAGCGGAAAATGGCAGACATGGACAGTTTCCAAGATTTTAGCGGATGAAGTCTACATGGGCGATATGGTGCAGGGGAAATCGAAAACGGTCGGCCACAAGCAGGTTCCCACTGACCGCTCTGAATGGATTGTCGTGCGGGGAACCCATGAACCGCTGATTGCCCGCGAACTGTACGAAAGGGTGCAGGCTGTCCGGGAACATGCGGCGGCAAAGCAGGGGACGGAAAAAATCCCCTACACGGAGAACATTCTCCGGGGACGTATTTTCTGTGGCTGCTGCGGGAAGAACCTGCACCGGCAGAGGTCACGGGGGATATACTCCTACCGCTGTATTGCCAATGACCGGATGGGCGTTCAGTATTGTCCGGGTGGTGTTACCCATCTGCCGGAAAAAAGGCTGTTTGACGCGCTTTTAGCCATTATCCGCAAACACGCCGAGGTTGTGGTGGGAACCCACGCAAAGCTGAAACATCAGGATTACAAAATCACTGCGAAAAAGGCGGAAATGACCGCCGAAATCTCTAAGTTACAGCAGGAAACGGAACGCAACCGGGTATTCTTAACCAGCCTGTATGAGAACTTCGTTACCGGCATCCTGACCGGCACAGAGTATCACGAAATGAAAGCCGACTATACACAGAAAATCGAAACGGCAGTCCTGCGTGTGCAGCAGCTTCAAAGTAAGCAGAAAGCGCTGGAAAATCAAATGGAACGCTATACGGATATAGCCAAACGGCTGGCGGCAGTCAGCGAAGATACCGCCTTATCCGCCCTGCTGGTAAACCAGTTGATTGACTGCGTTACCGTCAACAGCGCAGAGGACATTCATGTGAAATTCAAATTTGAGAGCGGCTTTGAGCGGCTGATGGAGGTGCTGGAAGATGTATAAACCCTATGTGATTGGCCTTTATATCCGGCTTTCCTCCGAGGACAGCAAGGTGGGGAGTTTCAGCATTGAGAACCAGAAGCGGGCGCTTCACCAGTACGCCGATGCGATGGAGGATGCCGCCCATGCGGAGGTATTGGAATTTGTAGACAACGGTTACAGCGGGACAAACTTTGAACGGCCCGCCGTGCAGGAACTTCTGGACAAGGTACGCGAGGGCGCGGTCAACTGCATCATCGTCAAGGACTTTACCCGTTTTGGGCGCAACAGCATTGAGGTCGGATATTTTATGGAGCGCGTCTTTCCGCTGTATGGGGTACGGTTTATTTCCCTGAATGACGGCTTTGACAGCGATACGCTGCATGGCGACACGGGCGGTATCAATGTGGCGTTTCAGTACCTGATCAGCGAATTTTACAGCCGTGACCTCTCCATCAAGTACAAAACCGCCAAGTATGTGAAATTCCGGCGGGGAGAATACCAGAGCGTGTTATGTCCCTACGGTTACCAGAAAGGCACGGACGGGCGCATGGAGCCGGATGAGGAAACAGCCCCCAATGTCCGGCTTATCTTTGAACTGGCAGGGCGCGGCTGTACTTCCAGCGAAATCATTCAGGAACTGTACGAGCGCAAAATCCCCACACCAGGCGAATACAAAGCATCCAAGGGAAGAAAGATTCACGATATTTCCAGAACCCATCAGATTTGGCAGAGATCGACCATTCGGAACATCTTGCTGGATGAACGCTACATTGGCACTTATGTCATGGGCAGGAAACAGGTGGTCGAGGTGGGGAGCAGCCGGGTACGGAACCGTGATGAAAGCGAATGGTTCAGGATTCCCGACCACCATCCGGCTATTATCAGCAAAGAGCTGTTCCAGCGGGTGCAGGAATTAAAGCCGAAAAAACGCTGCATAAAGAAAAACGTACATCTGTACCCCCTGCGCGGCAAGGTCTTTTGCGGCTGCTGCGGACACGCAATGCCGCGCAATCCAAGTAAAAGCCATTTCTTTGTCTGCAAGCATACAGAGGTGGATCAGTCTGCTGCCTGCCACGGCCTGCGGATTGCTGAAAAGGACTTGGAAGCAATCCTCTATGAGATTATTTCCAGGCAGGCGCAGGTGATTTTGAACGTGGAGAACCTTTCAAATGCCAGCCTGCTGGATACTAAGATTGCAACGCATACGGAATACAGCCAGCGCGTAGAAAGCTGTCTTGACCGGAAACGGGTGCTATATGAGCAGGTTTTACTGAAAGAGATTACCCTGGAGGACTACAAGGCACAGAAAGCCGATGTGGATGCGGAACTGGAACGGCTACGGCAAGTCCAGGGCGCACTCTCCGCTGAAATCGCCCAAGCGAAAATGGACGCAAAAACAAAAAACGCCAGACTGGAACTGGCGCAGGAAATTTCAGCCGCCAGCGGATTAAATACCGCCCTGGCTGACGCACTGATTGAACGTGTGGATATTCACCCCGGAAATCAGGTTGATATTGTCTGGAAAATGAAAGACTTCTGTACAGAGGGAATGTGATGGGGCGCAAAAATCGGCCTTAAAAACTCTGGAATTTCTTAAAAAACTTTTTGTCTTGTGCTTGACATACGGGTGTCTGAGACTGTGATAATCAAACTTGGAAAAACCGAGCTTGTGTGTTGCCACCCAGCTGACATGCTGCATAGTATGGCTGCTGATATAGGTTCCGTCCTCGCGTACCATAACGAAGTCAACCTTCTGCCCATTTCCAATTGTATTAAGGATACCTTTTTCATCCCTGTAGTATTGGGTATACAG